AGAGAGCAAGCTGAAGCACAAGCCCAACAGTCTATTGCACAAGATCAACAACGTGGCTTACCCACTCCTGTTACGGAACGAGCTGGACTACCTGCGGCTCCCGCTGGAGCGATGGACATGTTAAGTGCCGCCAGTGGCGGTATTGTAGCTTTTGCTGGAGAAGATGAAAGTTTGGTAGAAGACGAAACAACTCGTTTGCAAAAAGAGTTTGATGCCCGTAAAAAGTACGCTGAGTTCTATAAGCAACAACGTGAAGCTGCTGGTGTAGGTGCACCCAAAGCTGGGTTAGGCGAGTTCTATACAAAAGAGCAGGCTTCTTTAGCAGATGCTGAGAAACAAGCCAGAGGGTATGACCTATTAAACTTTGGTCTTAACTTAGCTACTCAAGCAGGTCCTACGTTATACGCAGGTGCTAGGGCAGGGCAGGCAACATTGCCAGGTATGATTGAACGCCAAAAAGAACTTAGAGGTCGTCGTGGTGAAATTGCTAAAGGTTTAGCTGAAGTTGAAGAAGGCAAGCGCCTAATGCAGTTAGGTGACATTACTGGTGGCAATGCAATGTTTGAGAAGGCTGAAGAGCGTCTTAGCAAAGAAAAAATTGCAGGAGCAAAAGGTCCTGGGAATATGATAGCTTATGCTAATAATTATTTAGCAGAAAAAGTTGCTGCAGGTGATACACGAGACCCAGCTGTTATAAAACGAGAGGGTATGGACAACTACATGTATCTCTATGGGCAGGCTGGTCCTCGTGCTGCTACAGCGGCTACTGTTGCAACTGGTAACATTGGCGACAAGATAGTCGATGCAAATGCTGCAATTGACAAAAACTACAATATAAAATTAGCTTTAGCTAAAAAAGCTGATAAACCAAGAATAGAAGCAGAAAGAGACGAAGAAAAGAGAAAAGCAGAAAGAATTATTCGTGAAGGTGGCACATACAAAGCTCCTCCAGCAAGTTCTGTAGCGGGGGGTGGTGGCAAAAGCGATAGCAATAAACCAAGCGCTAAAGACTTTGATAAAAGTTAATCATGGCATATGATGTTGAGGGCGCAAGAAAAGCGGGTCTTAGCGATGCTGAGATCAACAATTACCTTGCCTCAAAATACAAGTACAACTTAGCGGGTGCTAGGGAAGCAGGTGTCCCTGACGCTGAGATATTAACTCATCTTCTTTCTAAGGAAAAACCTAAAGCCGCCCCTGCTCCTGTAACTGCACCGATACTTAGCCCAGAAGAAGTAACAACCCAAGCTGAACCTACAGTACAACCAAAAACAGGGCTAACTGAACAGCAAAAGAAACAATTAGCAGAAGAAACCGCAAAGTACGAAAGAGAAGTACCGTTCTTACAACGTATAACTGACCCGTTAAAGTCTGGCTTTGCGGGTGCAAAGGGGATATTGCCTGGAATTCAAGTTGCCAATATTCAAAACGAAATCAACTTAATCCGAGAAGGTAAAGCTACAGACCCTCTTGGCAGACCACTAACACCAGAAGCGGCAGAAGCTAGACTTAAAGAGTTACAGGGCGCCCAAGCTCAATCTCAACAAAAGCTAATGGAGACCCAGGCTGAAGCTGCTCAATATAGAAAAAGACCTACGATAGAAGCTTTGTCTGATGTAAAGACGGCACGGCAAGCATTTGATGCGTTCCAAGTTGATCCTTTGGGTGTCATGGCTAGCGTGTCCTTAGAGAGCGTCCCACAACTAGTACCTGCACTTGTATTAGGCGCAGTAACCCGTAATCCTAGAGTTGGTGCAATGGCTATGGGTAGTACTAGCTTTGCTAGCGAGTTATCTTCGGGTATTACAGAATACTTCCAAGAGCAAGGGGTAAATGTAAAAGACCCTGCCGCTGTTAATAAAGCATTAAACGACCCAACTTTATTTGCTAAAGCTTACGAACATGCAATGACAAGGGCCTCTATTATTGGTGCGGTAGATACGGCTGCTGCTGGATTAGCTAGCAAAATGCTTGTACCTAAGAAAGTAATAAAGAACCAAGTAGCAAAAGAAGCGGTCAATATTGGTGTAGCTCAACCTGCCGCACAAGTAATTAGCGGAGCCGGTGGTGAAGCTGCTGCTCAACTTATTACCGAAGGGGAAATTAAAAAGCCTGGGCAAGTATTGTTGGAAGCCGTTGGTGAAGGTCCAACTAGCTTATTAGAGACAGCAGCATTTGGTGGACGTGAGGCTTATGAGCGTTTACCATCTACGATTGCTAAAAGAGAAGCAGAAGCTAAAGCTATTGAAGACCAAAAGAAAATCCTTGATAAGCTTAATGCTCCTGGTGCCCTAGACAATTTAGGTCAGCAGTTTAATGAGACTGTCGAGAAGCTAAAGGCTTCAATCAACCCAGATACAAAAAAACCATATACTGAACAAGAAGCCTACGCCGTTGCAGGCGATGCTATTTTGCAAGGAGGGCTATTAGATGGAACTGAATCAACTATCGGTGGAACAGATCAATCAGGCGTTTCTGTGTCTGGCAAACCAAGCGAAACCGACACGGGAGCTATTGACACTACCGGAGGAGACCTGGCAGCAGCTGGCACAACTACTACTGCTGTTGGAGGCGGAGAAAGAACTGAACTTGATACACTAACTGCAGACTTAAAAGCTAAGTACAACTTAACGGACGAACAAGCAACTGCTGCCGCTACAGAAAGCCTACGTCAAAAGCAAATTGCGGCTGGTATGGGTGCACCTACCACTACTTCTGTAGAACCTACTGCGGAAGAAGATTTACAAACACTTAAAAAGCTAGAGAAAAGAAGAAACGCTGCAGACTTAAAAGTTAAAAGAGCACAAACTAGTGAAGAGACTAGAAAAGCTAAAGAATTGCTGCAAAAAATAGATGATGAATGGGATGCTTTTACTAAAGAAAGCCAACCAAGAAGAGATAAAAGGATTGCAGAACTTACTGGGCAACCAACTACAACAACTGAAGTAACACCTTCAGCACCCCCAGTCAAAACAGGCAAACCTCGTGGTAGACAACCTATTGTAAGAACCCCAGAAGAACAAGCTAAAGTAGATGCGTTTAAAAAAGAACGTATAGCCATAGGTCGTAACGCCATTAATGACGTAGCTAAAGCTGAAAAAACTCTAGCTCAAGAGATTGATGAAGCAGCAATTATTGAACGCTCTGCTAACGAGAAAGAAGCTCAGGATGCATTGCGTGATTTAAGGGAACAGCGCATAGGCGCACTTGAGACGGCATATCGTTTATCTGTTGACCCTGACCAAAAGAAAAAGACTGCGGGTACTAGAGCTGCTGCATTACTACAAAAAGCTACTTCCCAGGAACTTCAGCTTGCTAAGCAACGATACGAAGATAAGCAAAAAATAGGCGCACCTAGCCGTGCCGAAATTACGGAATCTACTAATGGACAGGATAATCCTGTTTTTGAAAAATACAATAACGCTAGAGGGGCGCTTAACTGGATTGCTAATAATGGCAATCCCTTTGAAAAAATACTAGCTAAACGATTAATTCCTTTTCTCAACGGGGTTAAGTTTGTTGTAGTAGATAGTGCAGACGATATGCCTACTACATTCCTACGGGATAAGATGCTAGGGGCAGCAGGCTTATATGTGCCTGATAGAAAGACTATTTATGTAATGCGTAGCGGCGGTATTAACAATACTGTTGTGTTACACGAAGCTCTACACGCTGCAACCGTTGCCCGTATTAATGCCTATCTAGAATTAAGAGAAGCAAAGAAACCTATTCCTAATTCTTTACGTTCAGTGGCAGAGCTTATGGCTTTGATGATACGGGCGAAAGATAACTATGATGCTCTCTTTGCTCAAGCTTTGGAGACTGGCAATTTAGGTTTACTCACCCCAGAAATGTTAGAAATACCTAATGACGCTTTTACTGACGTTAAAGAGTTTGTGGCTTACGGCATGTCTTTGCCTGCTATGCAAGAGTTTTTACTTCTTTCTCCAGGTGTACTTGCAGGTGCTCCGCCTAATTTTGTTGATAGGTTATTTAATAAATTTGTACAAAGCATACGTCAGTTATTTAGTATGGACGAGAAACATACTTCTGCTCTTCAAGATTTAATTATTGTTACAAATAAACTACTAGCTGCACCAATGCCAGAAGTAGCGGTTCCTGGAGAACCAGTAGCAGCCAAAGCTAAGAAACCAACTGCACCACCAAAAGCACCTAAACCACCTAAGCAATTAAAACTTGTAGAAACCCTGCTTAGAAAAATTCGGTTATCCAACAGAAGCTCTGAGCTAAATGGTTCAATTGGCGAGTTAATTATGCAAGTTAGAAATGCCAGTGACGCTATTCGTTTGATGAAGGCTATTTATAGTGCCATTGATGTTAACAAATTAAGACTTGTATTACGAACCTTTACAACAGAAGATATTACCCGTATAGCTGGGGATAGAATCAATAACCTAAAAGTTATTAACGATGCTGTAGACAATATGGCTGGCATGCGGGTAAAGATGATTCGTGAGCTTGCTGAAAAAACTCCTGCTTGGATTAACTTCAATGAAAAATACGAAGAAGGTGGCAGGATAATTGGTGACTTAATTAACGCATCTACTTTGCTAGAGGTAGACCCTACTAAACACCCCGATGCAGCAACCGCTATAAAGAACGACCCCAAGTTACAGCGCATTGAGAATGACATTCTTAACCCATCTACGGATCCTAAGACTTTACCTAACCTTAAAAAACAAAGAACTGAGCGCACTGCAGCAATTAAGTTAGTGTATGAAGGTGGTGCTTTTAACAACCCTGTTACTGGTGAGAAATACACCATGGGTGGCTGGGAGCAGTTAGGTAAAATTGGTAAGGGCGAAGGTCAAGCTATATACGCTATGGCTAAAGATAGCTACAAAAAAACCTTTGACATGCATGAGCAGTTGCTAAAAGAAAAAATTGCGGCTTCTAACGTGCCTGGAGATATTAACGATGCGTCTACTCCAAAGGGCAAATTAATTGCTGCGATTACTAAGACTTTCCAAGAAGCTAAGTTGTTAGAAGTTTACTTCCCATTAATGCGTTACGGTAATTTCTGGTTTAGCGTGGGCAAGGGCAAAAGTGGCGAGTTCTATATGTTTGAAGGGGAAGTTGCTCGTAACAACGCCATTGAAGCTCGTGTTGCTGAACTTAATAAAGCTGGGGACAAGCGCACCAGAGATCAGATGATTGCCGATGGCGATATAGACATTGGGAATGACATCCGCAAATTAAGAGAAAAACATATTGAATCTAGCGATATGCTTAAAGAAATCTTTGCAATGTTAGACCAAAACAAAATGTCGGATATTGATGCTGTTAAAGACAATATCTATCAAATGTACTTGATGACCCTACCAGATAAGGACATCCGTCGTAAGTTTGTACATCGCCAAGGCAAGACTGGTTTTAGTGCCGATGCAATCCGCAACTTTATTGTTAGTCAGCATACCGCTGCTAATCAGCTAGCTCGACTAAAGTACTCAGATAAGATCCGCAATGGCATAGCTGCTGCATATGCAGAGATACAGCAAAACCCGGATAAGCTAAAGCTAGCTACTATTATTAGAGAAGTTAGTAACCGAGCTATTAATGAAATTACTCCCACAGTGCCTGAAGAAGGGCTTGATTGGGATCAGGTTGCTTCTATTGGTAACAAGTTTGTGTTCTATTGGCTTTTGACCTCTCCCAAGTCTGCATTAATACAGATGACGCAACTACCAATTGTTGGTTTACCCACCCTTGGGGCTGAGTTTGGTATTGGCAAAGCTACCGCAACTGCTGCTAGATATGGTGCTTTATGGAATAAATTTGGCACAACCAAGAAAGACGAAAACGGAAATGTAGTAACTGAATGGGGTCAGCCGTCTATTAACGACTCTAGCTATGTAAACAAACATCCAAACCCAGCGTACAGAAAAGTATTAAAAGACGCTTGGAACTTTGCTAATGACAAAGACATATTCATGTCTACCTACGCAGGGGATATGACGGCAATGTCTGCAGTACCTACTGCTCGCTATCAAGGTGTGGTCAGTAGGGGTACTCGGTTTGTGTTTGATTTAATGGGTGGTGCGTTCCATCACGCTGAGCGTATTTCCCGTGAGATTATGTTTATGTCTAGCTTTGAGTTGGCTTATGCAGACTACAAAGGAAAAGGTTTAGACGACAAGGCTGCATTTGATGCGGCTACTGAAAAAGCTCTAAAGTTAACTTACGATGCTTTGTTTAACTACACTCAATATAACAAACCGCCTCCAATGAAGAGCGCAGGTGGACGCTTAGCATTCCAGTTCTTGACTTATCCGTTACAGATGACATCGTATTTAGTACGTAACTTCTACGGCATGCTGCCATTCTTAAACAAAGAAGAAAAGAAAGAAGCAGCTATTAAATTCTTTGGCACACTGGGCATGACTGGTTTGTTTGCTGGTGTTACAGGATTCCCCCTATATAGCTTTATTATGGGCATGGCAGAGGGTATGCGTGAGCTGCTTCGAGATGAAGAAGATGAAGATTACGATAAAGATGATGAAGGCAACCCCCTTGGTAAGCGTAATTTAGATTTGTGGTTTAGAAACTGGTTTATTCCTAATTATTTTGGCCCTGATAGCAGTCTAGCTGACTTCTTTAACTTAACTGACGAGCAAGCTCAAACTTTGGCTCGTGGTGTTGAAATGGGTCCAATATCTGCATACACTGGTTTAAATCTTGGTGCGTCTACCTCTTTAGATGGTTTATGGTTTAGAAACGATACACCTGGAGATACATCTCGAGAGGCTTTCCAAAACTTTGTATATGGTTTTACGGGTCCTATTGGTAGCGTAGGTGCAAACATTGCGGGTGCTTTTGATGACTTTAATAATGGGCAGATTAACAGAGGCTTTGAAAAACTTGCTCCAGCATGGCTTAGAGGTGGTTTAACCGCAATGAGGTTAAGTAAAGAAGGCGCTACTACCACCACAGGCGACAAAATTACAGACCCAGAGTTTTATACAACAGGTAAATTAGCTGCACAAACTTTAGGCTTTGGTAATACAGAAGTAGCTCAATTACAAAAAGCTAACTTTATGGCTAAACAGCTGGTAGAAAAGATGGAGAATGACCGCTCTAGGTTGCTTAATCGTTTTGACATAGCAATTCGCAATGGCATAGAGACTGAATCCGAAAGAGAAAAAGCTATTAAAGTTTTAAAAGATATGGCTGACTTTAACAAAAAAAATCCAATGCTTATGATTGAAGACGAAGATGTTATTAAATCTTTAGAAGCACGTATGAAACGTCGTGGTCAATCATATCAAGGGCTTTCTGTTTCCGAAGAGTTAATACCTTATATTTATCCTTTAGTTAAAGGCACTCGTTCTCCTTAAATAAAAAACCCCCGCACGAGGCGGGGGCAAAGAGTGTGGAAGGAGCTAACTTCCGAGGAGAAACAGACGAGCTGTTCTGTGCTCGAGTATAGTTAAATTCTCCAGATGCGTAAACCTTTTACACCTTCTTCTATTACTACTTTAAACAAAACTTCCATCTTCAGTCTTTTTGTAACACGCAGAATGTCTTTCTTAGCAACGTCAGGATCAAGGCAAGGTATGAAAATTGAATACCCTGTCTTAAAGTTTTTCCAGTTGACGTTATAACTAATCTTCTCTACTAACATTTTCGATAATCGGCGCTACAACCGCATCCATGTCAATAAAGTCAGGCACAGAACAGTCAAAGAACAGTGCATGCACCCCCGGAGATGTAACACGCATACCTTTGGACATCTGCTTAGTATCGGCTTTTATGTAAACACCTCGAGCTTTTAGTTCGTTAAGAGTCTCTTTGTATGGGGCTTGTGACTCCACACAATCCTTTTTAAAGTCTTTGACTACGATGTACATCATCTTAGTATCGGGTTCGTAGCGTATCCTTAGCTCGCCTCTTGGCTCCTGTACGGGTGCCGAGTGCATATTAGTACGCTTGTCTACTTCGTTGTTTACAACCAACATATTTTGAATATTACGGTTAATGTAGTCACCAATAATAGCTGCGGCGTTATTAGCTGGAGGTGCGATGTCTTGCCGTACTGTGGAGAGCATCTGCATAGACCAAGTGTAAATAGCCTTCATATCGTAGTTGTGCAGACCAAGCATTCGAGCAACCAAACCGCCTGTAATATTACAAGCAATAACGGCAGACCAGAAACGCTCTTTACTGGTTAGACGCATTTCCTTATCAATTTTGGCTTGTATTGCCAACAAGTTGCTAACTGTATCTTCTAGATTATTAACCAAGTAACTGCAATAGATGTCGCCAGCATGCCCATAGTTAACCTTAAGTTGATGGTCAAACATCTCTTTAGCTATGTGCACAGGGATGATATTGCTTGGATGTATCTGATACTCTAATAGGCGCATGCTCTCACCATCCGGACTGTTCTTGTGCACCCCTAACTTTTCATAAAAACTAGCGTTTGAACTTGCCAACGATATGGTTTGCCAAGTGGTGCTATTAATACGCATCTCGTTCTTATCTGACCTAGACCTGTTAGCACCACGACCTTGTGACATGCTATAAGCCAGCGTAGAAAACTCGGCAGGGCTGATATTGGTAATCTCGTCAATCGTAAATGGCAGGTTGTTCATAATCCCTAGGTGCAACATCTTGGCTGCTAGGGTGTCTTTCCAAATTGCAGCTAGTCTGTCGGGGTGTCCATAGACGCTATTACACATATATAGAGCAGTAGACTTACCTGTGCCTGACTCTTTGTGAATCAAGTTTATGATTGCTCCGCTATGACCAGTAAACCTAAGAAGGGGCGCGCCAAACGCAGTAAGCGCAGCAAACGCATGGGGTTCTAATCCAGGGGCGCCATACAGATTAAACACTTCCTTCCATTTCTCTAGTGTACCCATGGGGTGCATAACTTCGGTGAACTGCCTTGTGTTTGCAGAAGGTGGGCTGTGAAATGTACCATCTTTGCTAATCTCTCTATCGCCAATAATAAACTTGCTGTTCTTATCCACCCAGCCAAATTGTGTCCTCATTAATTCTGCCCTTCCTTTATATTGCAACTCTTTAATAAATAACATTAAAAACGCCATCAACTGATCCATCTGCTTTGGCATCCCAGCGACGCCTTTTGTTGACAACGCTTCACGTAATCTTTCTTTTACTGCTACGGTAGAAAGCGGAATCGTAAACTCCCGCACACCGTCTTTGGGTAAATGCAAACGTAGTAATACAAGTTCTCCAACCGTAGGGTCTGGATCGTGCATACGCTTTACAACATACAAATCGTGTTCGTATACACAAATTGGTTCTGATTCCTCTTCGTCTTTAATAGTGATGTAGATGCCACCGTTTTTCCCACGGAAGTATGGGAACGGAAAAGAAGGTATTTTGTATGTAACCGCATCTTCTATCTCTTGTGTGTCGTGGACTTCTGTATCTTCTGCTTTGACTATTTCTCTACCCAACGCAATAGGAGAACCGATGCGCCCTTTCCACTGGCAACCCTCACAGCCCCCTGGGTTATTTTTCTCAAACGTACTGCAACGCTGAGCAAACGCTGTATGGCTTGCTTTTTCCTCGGTGTTCTCGGGTGAATATTCAGGGTGATTTTCTGAAATCTTATGGATTGCAGTTTCTCTGTCCACGCATCGGTGTGCAATGGATAACGCATTGAACCACATTGGTTCGGATACAGACTCTTGGTTTTGATACTGATACAGTAATTGTGCGCACCCTTCGCCATTTGCACTACGGATCATAATCTTGCTAAACCGAGACACAGTATTAGCAGCCATGGCTTTTTGTAACTCACTTAATTCTTTGGGCGCAGTAGGTTTCTTTGGTGCTTCTTTAACACCCAAAAGGTTCTTAAATGCCTCGTAATCTACATCGGGTGCATCTGAGATTACTTCTACTGGCTTAGGTGGATTATCTTTAAAGTTTAATGTTCCGGGTACCCTAAGCACTCGGGCTATCTCAAATACACTTGCATCGACATAAAGGTTATGCAATACACATAGTTCGTTCAAACGATTAGCAACTGGTTCCCATTCTTCCCGAGTAATAGGTTTGGTAAGGGGCCAATACGCATGGATGCCTCTACCTGAATTAACAAGTAAAGGCTTGGGTAATCCGATTAATTTGCAGAAATCTTGTAGAGCTTGAAGACCTGCTACTTGGTCAATGTAACCATCAGGGCGATTTGTCTTAGGATTTACTTCTGCTTTTGCTTCACCACAATCTAAGTCAAGCCAAAATGCTTTAAGGTCTTTTACGTTCTCTTTCTTGCGATTTAAGTCGGTCTCAAACTTAGCGACACCAAAATAAACATCTCTGCCCTTAGACAGAAAATCTTCTACGTGTTTATCGAATTCTTCTCGTGTTTGAACAAGCTCTTGTATAGCAGATTTACCTTTTAAGCCGAGCACGGTTAGCCACCCATTGGGGCTTTGCACTCTGTTTAGTAGGTCTATATTTGCCATTCTCGTCTCGTTGTTAGGGGAAAAAAGGGGGGACTAATCCCCCCTCACCTTCCGGTGATGCTTTTTATTACTTACTAAGTCTATTAGCTATAAGCTTGGTGATACTTTTAGTTAGCTCCGGCTTAGGGTCGTATGCCCCAATAAACCAGTTGTATACCGTCTGCCGACTAACATTTAACATCTCTGCTATATCAGCAACCGATACACCCTTTTTTATTGCAGCTCTACCCAGCGCAACCCCAAGCCTAGTATTACCAGCTTTTTTGTTAAGCTCTATAGTTTTAGCACTATAGCCGTAGCTCATTATTAGTTATCCGACCAAGCGTTAACAACATCTGCTAACTTTGCTTTAGGTGCAGCGGGGGGCACTTCGGCTTTCTTAGCTCGTTTAACAACAGGCTCTTCAACTACTTCAGCTTCAAAAGCTGGTTTAGCCGCTGCTGGCGGTAACTTCACAACACCGTCTTGCTGAGCTACGGTCAACTGAATAACCCGCTTAGATTCTTGAGTAGATTGAGCTGCTTCTACTACATCAATCTCTTCGTCGGTCAAATGACGCACAGGAGTAAACTTCAACACATCAGCGGTCTCATTTTCATCAAAGCTAATCTGAGTAATGATGCGGTCAATGCTCTCACCATTGGCTGGCAAAAACTTAGTGTAGCTTTCAAACGGATGCGTATTACCAACACCTTTGCCAAACAATGACTTGGCAGGGATATTAAACTGGTAAATGTCGCCACTCATATCGTTTTCAAGCAACAAGGCAATACGACGATTGAATCGACATGCACGACCTTTGCCGTTATTACCAGAACCCTCGATGTTTTGTGGGCAGGTGGCGCAACTTGTAGACTGAGCGTTGGCAGCTTTTGGGTCAGGTACATCGCCTAAATTAGACCAGCAGTCAGGTAGAGTTGGGGCTGCATCAGGATCAAACGCAGTAGCGTAAAACTGACGAGATACCTTTGGTAGCGCATTAATAATGATGACGTTTAAGAAACCATCTTTAACCTTACCAGCTTCTTTGCCGTTTACAATCCTACGAAATACACCCTTAGCCATGGTGATACGACGACTAGTAGAGCCGCCACTGTCTGCTAGGGACTTAGATAATTCACTAACCTCACGATTAGTTGCTACTGAATTTTGCTGCTGAAAAATAGAAATATTACTCATGCTTTGCTCCTTCTAACGACCACGGTGTATTTACTGTCTGCTTGTAAACCAGCAGGTAACAGATTTGGATTCTCTTCGAGAAACTGCTTAAGATTGGTTTGATGCAATCTTTTCTCGAGCAGGGGGTAGGCATCATGTTCTTGTATGAACTGATACATAGAATCCCAATCAGTCGTCCAGTACCGTGTATCCACTTTACGAATAATTGTCCCTGCTGGTGTCTTGATGCTGTCAGCATTGTTCTCACGACATACGTCAAGCATTTTTTCTGCAAGCAAGTCTTGTTGAGCCTTAAGCTCTTCATCTTGTTGCTCGAACTTCTCCTTTAGCTCAGCTCGCTTGTCTCTAATCTTTATATAAATCTCGGCAAGCTTGTCTGTTGCTACATCTTCTACATCATTCATTTTTAGCTCCTTCTAACTACGAACCACTAGTATACCAATGACTTTGACAATGTCAAGCTATATCTTCAATTTCTTGTCTGTATAAGTCAATTATTTTTGTGTGGCTATCTATATTATTTTGTAACATTCTGTATAGCTTTGCTTCTACTTCACTTCCTTTGATATGCACAATGGTCATGGGGTTCTTCTGCCCCGGGCGGTTAATACGTGCATTGGCTTGCAAGTATGTTTCCACGCTAGTCACAGGAGCATACCAAATGATTACATTAGCAGCTGTTAGTGTTAACCCGTGAGATGCTGCTTGGGGTTGTATTATCAAGACCCTAATGTTATCTGTCTCTTGGAAGTCTTTGATTATGTCGTGCCTTTTATTTACAGGCACTTGCCCATTAATGACTCCACAAGTAATATTAGCTGCGGTTAAATAAGTTCTTAGTAATTCTATAGTATGAGTAAACGGAACAAATACCAGGACCTTGTGTGAAGCTTCGTTGATAACCTCTTCAATAACCCGTAAGCGGTTAGATACATCAAACTCTATGACTTCTTTAGTATCGGTATACACCGCACCGCCGGAGATCTGCAGTAACTTATTGATATTGGTAGCCGCATTTACCGAAGTAACCTGCTCTCCATCTGCGTGTATTAACATTTGTTGCTTAAGTATTTTGTAATACTTCATTTGCTGGGCAGTAAGCGGAGCATCCCGTTCTACAAAGGTTACATCAGGTAGGTCTAAGCATTGGTCTTTCTCAAACCGAATAGCAGGTTGTAACACTTTATGCACAACGGATTGGGCTTGGGGTTTTGGTATCCAGCGATATGTACCTACCTTAAACATTACTTGGTCACGGAACTGACCATAGAATTTAGGGGTGTTATCAGGATTAATAAGCTTAGCGAGGCCAAACGCATCTACGGGAGATTGTGCTGCTGGAGTACCAGTAAGCATCCACATACCCTTAACATGAGTAGCTATATCTCTGAGCGTCTTCCAACGGGTTGTCTGTGCATTTTTGTAGGCACTTGCCTCATCTACTACGATTAGGTCAAACCCACCTTTTAAGACTTCTTCTTTGACGATGTCTACCCCATCAAAGTTAATAATGACAAACTCAGCATTGTTGGCAAGTATTTTCTTGCGTTGTACTGGGCTACCATGGGCTATATCGCATGTGCGGTGAATCGCAAACTTAAATAAGTCCTGTTGCCATGCCGACCTCATAATAGATAGGGGGCAAATTACAAGCACACGACGGATGACGCCTAGATTTAATAGGTAGTCGGCTGCCCATATTACGCTAGCAGTTTTACCTGTGCCCTGCTCGTTAAAGCAGAAAGCCTTGCGGTTGAGCGTTAAGAACTCAGAAGTTTGCTTTTGGTGTGCAAAAGGCTTATGTTTACCAGGCCAGTTGTAGTCCGTTAGGATACTATTTTTTGCTGACATTCCGTTTGACGGAGTGGTCTGAGTTCCTACTGAATGATCTGTTCTTGCTAGCGGGTTTAACCTTGAGATTACCCCTAGCACTTGTTCCCCCCTTGCTGAGAGGTTTTGCATGATCGACGTCTTTTCCATCGCCTTTGTGTACCTTTCCTTCTTTCATTAGCTCCGCACGGGCTGTGTTACGTTTAGCCCTATTTTTAATTTGTTCGGGTTTACCCTGATACTGTTCGTATTCTTTTTTATATGGTCTTGGTTTGTTTACGTATGGCATTTTGTTCCTCCTCGTAGGGATCCTTCATTTTGCCGTAAAAGGGAAGAGTCATCAAGCCAGTTTGTTGCAACGCTAATTTAAACCCACTTCTTTCAAACGACCCTAGGATCTTTACCCGTATTGCCGAAGCTTCAGCGATGTGCCACTCCCCATCTACTTTAATTGCTACTTCCATGTCATAACCACCGCCCAAATCTGCATTAAGGTCTATGTAGCTTTGACATTCTGTTTTATGAGCATCTTCTCCAATCCCAAACTCAACTGTAAAGTTAGACGCAGGGTCGTGATACGAGTGTTTAAATTCAGGTTCTTTTACATCTATGGGGCAGTCGCCCATCCCGTAGCATCTAGTCATTTGCGTCTCTCCTTATAGTTATGGCAAGTTTTGACGGGGCACCAACCGCATAACGGACCCGCTACTGCATTCCATACACCCGTTTCTAGGGCTGTTTCAAGCCGTTCCAAATCAAATCGCACATGCTCAAAATAAGCTAATTTGTGTTGCGAACTGTGTTCTTTGTTTACAAACTCATTACTAACTACGAATATCAAAGCAGACTTAAGCGTTTTAAGTTCTGGGAAATGAGCAAATACCGCACCTGCTAGTAAATCCAACTGTTTCAAGTCAGCGTACTTTGCGTTCTTACTGCTCTTGTAATCCACTAGGTAGCCCTCGTCGCCATTAACAATTAGCAAGTCAGCAATACCCCGATACCACGCATCTTTATCGTAGAACCCACAAGGATTAAGTCTGCCACCTTTATTAGATACACCTAATTCAATTTCAGTATGTTTTTCACCTGGTATTCTCTTAAGCGCATCTACTGTATCTTGAATAAACGCAAACTTCTCAGGGATGGGTGTGCCATCTTTAATGTAATCTTCCGCAGCTTTATGTAGCTCTTTGCCATACACAGTAGCTTCACTGCCGTCATCCTTTACATCCTTAGCAACCTTTAAGTGATAATACTTTTTAGGGCATTGCTGGAATGTTTTTAAACTACTGTATGACCATGCTGGCATATTATTTTCTCTTTGATGCGTATTTAGCTTTTGAAATTTTTGCTAGGCAGTGAGCACACTTCCATCGTCGGATTGGTCTATGCCGACTACCAACAACAAGCATTTCACCACCAATATCAGGCTGATAGCTAGTACAACTCGAGCAATATTTTTTTCCACCACTAAGCACCTTTTCTGATATATCGCTTTCTAGGTTTAACTGCTGCAATTCCAAGTTCTTCTCCTTTATCTTCTTTCCGTGCTTCTACAAGCATATCTGCTATTTCCCATATTGCTTTTGGGTTTATTTCACCCTTCATAGCAAACCCAACTGTTAGCATAAATGCAAAACAGTCTCTTCGATCATCATCATTCATTTATGCCTGCCTCTCTTAATTTATTTCGTAGTCGTTGGCACTCGGCTTGAACAATATGTAATTGATGCCGTAGCATTTGTTCGGTGTCCTCTTTATCTTGTAAAGATACTAGCCCAGCAAAAGGTATTGGCTCTACTGTAATAGAAGCATCTTCGTAACCTGGGTGATACGGCGCTTCTTCTACTTTTTTGCGATAAGCTTCTTCTTTGTCATCCGTAGTAAATGTTGTCATTTATTGCTCCCGTGTGTAGCTAAGTTGTTTTGTCCTAACTGTTGTATCTTGTAGCCGTGACCTTCTAGGTACTCAAGCAATGCTTTACGCTTAGGTTCAAACCACGGCTTCCACGTCCATGCTTCAAAGATAATTGGTGGGTAATTATTCTTTTTGATGGTCTCAATGCCCCCCTTAATTACTTCAAGTTCGTGACCCTCTACGTCAATTTTAATAAGACGTACGTTTTGATGTGCACCTGAGTCCAAGGTAAACACCACTAACGGTTCTTTGACACCTTCGGTAGAGCATTCGTATTCATTCTTACGAACTTCTTCATCCATGCTAAACGCACCAATATTGCCTTCGATTGCGTAGTTGGGCATCGTAAGCACTAGCCGTTCTTCTTTGTTGGATAACCCAAAGTTGTGACAATGGACGTTATCTAGCCCATTAATAAATGTGTTAGCACATAGCTGGTAATAGACTATCCGTTGTGGCTCAAACGCATGGTAAATATGCTTTGATACTTTTTTAGCCAAGGGTACACAGAACGTACCCAAGTTAGCCCCGATGTCTAATACTATACCTTCGGGTGCATCCATTAAAAGCTTGAGGCTTAGTTGGTGCAAGTCGTTCTCGTATAGTTCTTTCTTCAAATGGTTTGAGATTAAATCTTGCCCTTTAAACACAAGAAACTGTGTGCCGTCTGCTTTTACTAGTTCGCAATTAGGTAGCATCTTAACTCCTTGGTAGTTGACCGCTAAAGTTGTATGTACCGCTATGCGTTAGGTTTGCCCAAGGTGCCGCATACACTTTGAATCCTGCCTTGCGAGCAATCTTACAGAAGTGGTAGTCCTCAGATAGCAGTCGGTTTGTATCCTCATCAATGCTGGTATCAAAGAACTCGCTAATAATTTTTTTCTGTGGGTTCTTATCAACAATAAGAATCATGTCGTTGGTATAGGTTGGCACCAATGGTTTTAACGTCTCAAACACGTTACGTCTAATTAACATAAAGCCTGTACCGCCGTTGTCAATCTCCATCGGCTCATTGATGTTGCCTGTGGTTTCATTTACACCACCTACTAGGTTTACTACAAACGATCCTGTGTAATTACCCAAGTCTTTATAGTCAACACCTTTTTTAACTGCATCATGCACTAACTGCCAGTTGATTTCTTTCTTGGGGTATAGCCCGCAGATGATGTCTTTGTCAGCATCAATCATGCGAACAATGTCTTTTGGGTCAAAGCTAATATCGGCATCAATAAACATCAGGTGTGTTGCGTCTGACTGCATGAAGTCGTAAGCCATGCCGTTGCGGGCACGAGTAATCAAAGATTCATTCATCATGTACGAGTAATACATTTGGATATTGCGTGGCGAGAACGTTTGCACACAGTTAAGTATGCCCATGGTGTAACCGCCTGTGCATAGCCCACCATACATTGGTGTAGCTACAAATAATTTAGCGGGTTTTGGTGCTTCTATTGCTGATACATTTTCTAACATTTATTACTCCTTTTTAATTTTTTCCCATAACTCGGACAATGGCATACCTTTTATCTCTCTCCAGCCAATGTGCACACAAGCATACATAATGAACAGGAAGAAGCTAAACACCACCGCAAATATTAGCACCGCAAAGGTAGCCAAAAACAAAGCAAACATATTAAGAATGGTGACGATCAAAATAATGCCTCCTCAAATTTATACCCCTCTACTATCTTACGTACGATTTTGCGTACGCATTTAAAAGTCCAACCCTCACGCTGTTGCACAATATGTCTTGCCTCTTCTTGCCTACCCACTATACGCATAACTTCACCGTTTTCATCTTTAATGATGTACACGTTCTTTCTCCTCGTAATTACCTACGGCATAGTCTTTGATGATCTTGCCGTTTTCCTCATCGCCCACTAGCATCGGATCAATCCAAACTTTTTTGCCTGACTTCTTTATAATGCGCCAATGACCACGTCTCCAATGCAATCTTGGTGAGGCATGTGTGCCCTGTGGTATAGATGGCAAAGCTGACTTTTTACCATCAACTGTAATTAACCTAAACTCAATCAAAGGTTTCTTACCTTTATTAATACGTTTTTTATTAACGGCAATTTCATCGGGGGTAGGGGCAGATACATACATATCACCACCTGCTATGGTTAGCATATATACAGCAATAATTGCGAGGTAGGACATGTTGTCCATGGTTTCAGGTTCCGCAAGCTCGTATTTATGTTTACGAGCAATGAACGGCTTAGACAGTTTAAGTTTGCCTTCTACAAAATGTAGTACACAATGGGCTATAAAATAATTCTTCCCTATTTCATTTGGTTTACTAAATAAAGCATTTATTGTTATGCGATCTTGATCTTGCGTTAGAAAAAAAGAATACAAAAGATTGACTGAGCCATCTTGCACTATGATTTCGTCTGTCTCATCAGGGAAATCTTTATTTACTCTTTCTCCTCCTATTATTGTTATTTTTGGAAAAGGAAGACGTATTTCTCCAAGCGACTCAATTGCGCTAACTGCTGTGTCATAAATTGGGCTACGATTACCAAGAAAGTCACGTTCAACTATTATTTTAGGGTGCTCAAGTATGCAGTCAATAAGTTCTTTTGACTTTTCTTTATGGGCATCAAAATGAACATCAAAACACTTACCTTGTTGTGCTAACTTAACAAAATCAGTAAACGCATTAAGTAGTCTGTTTTTTATTTCAATATTTTGAATTGCGCTTTTAACGTTTGGATAAATGTCTTTAGTAAACCCAATTGATGCAATTGGATATAGTTTGTCCCTATTTTCCCCGTATATGCGACTATTAGCAATTGCCATAGCTTCTCCCTATTCCTGACTCGCAACTCAACGGCAGGTCTTGTGCCCACTTGGGTCGCATCTTCATACACATCTCAACATACTCTTGACCAGCTTCTGCTTCTTGCTCAGGTATTACGCAAGCAATCGCATCATGCACAGTCATTACTACTTTGTATTTCTTCGCTACCTGTAACATCTGCTCGCCAATAATGATCCGAGCCAAAGCCTGACAGACGTTCTCAATAACTTTACCGCCATATATCCTGTTAGGTACAGTTGCCTTACCCTTCTTGGTGTCGTAGACATACTCGTCTTTACCCTGCTCGTTACGCATCTTGCGTAAGTTGGGGTACTTTACATACAGTCCGTTTGGTAGTCGGATACCTTTTCTACCCTCTACTTGCAGGACACCTACCTTGCCAAGCGTCGCAGTTTGGTTGTTAAGTATTGCATCCAACGCTTTCCCCGCTTGATTCCAAAGTTGGGGAATCCAATCGTATGTTTCACGGTAGACTTGGATAATGCGAGTCGCTTCTTCGTCTTCAATATCGACATTAAATGTTTTGAGTTGCGCCTTGAATTTCTTACTCCCCATGCCGTAGCCACAGCCCAAAATTGTCGTCTTGCCGACAAACCGCTCGTCTTTACTAATCTCTTGAGTCGCCTTGTTATAGATCGACGATGCCATGATTGTGTATACATCTTCACCTCTCTCAAACGCATCAACTAAATCATTTTGCTCAGCCAGCCACGCTAGCGTTCTTGCTTCTATTTGACTAGAGTCAGAGTCCACAACGACATGCCCGGGGGGAGCCATAATCGCATCTTTGAGAATCGAGCCTCGTGGTAGGTTTTGTAGGTTTACTTTGTCATCACCGCCCCAACGACCTGTATGAGCTGCATAGTAGCGTAGGGGTATGGGTAATAAGCCTCGCTGCGCTATCTCAATAAAGCGTTCAGTCCTTGTTTCTTCAATGGTTGACTTAATACCAAGACGCGCTGATGCTAACAATTGCACTACTTCGTTCTCATGCTCAAGTAGTTCCTTAAACCCTTCGTCAGTCTTAGCAAATGCCCATGCCTCTTTACCTGTTGTTGGGCTAATCTTGGTTGGGGGTTCTATGCCCTGTGCAATAAGTAACTCGGCAAACTTGTCGTTACTCATCAAGTGTTCTTTTTCTTTCTCAATACTTGCTAGTAAACTTTCTTTCCTCTGCCGTACTTCAGCTAAATGGTCATGTAGCATATTGCCGTCAAGCCATAGGCTAGGCTCGGAGAACATACGGATGGTCAGGTCAATAAGCCGTAACTCACTAGGAGGAAAGCCCGCACTTAGTTGCTCAAACAGACCCATCGTAAGCACCACGTCATTCTTACAATACTCGCCATACTGTGCCAAGTCTTGTGCATTAAAGTCAATCCGACGTTTGCCCTGTGCTTGTAAGACTTCTGTGCCTTTTACTCCAAGTCCATAGTGTTCCGCCAACTTAGCAAGGCTACCGCCAACCTCCGTACCATGTATGGCTCTTGCCATTGATAAAGTATCAGCAATACCCTTGGGTCTTATATCAAACTGCCAATTAAGAATAGCCATGTCAAACATAGCGTTGTGGGCTATCACGAGATGCTTGTCAAGTTCAAAGCTATCCAAGAACTTCTTTGTATCTGCTTTCGTACCACTAAACCAAACAGGACCGGCGCCTTGTTCGCACACCGCTACCCCGATGGTTTCAAACTCAGGGCTACGGACATACTCTTCCGTGGTCATTTTGCTAAGGGAGAAGGTTTGAGAGTAATAAGTCTCAAAGTCCAAACAAAATATTTTCATTTTATTTTTTTGAGCCTACCGCCTGCGACTTGCCGAGAAAGAGATGATAGTTCCGCAGGAGAATGCCTCTCCAACTCCTCTAGCAGTAGGGGCAACTGCTTCATGGTTTCAAGTGTTTCAAAATCATGGGCATCACGTAGCAAGGTATTCATAACTCGCTTAGTAAACAGCTCGCCTTGCAAGCTCTGCATTTTCTCCCATAGAGCTTTGACTTCTTTGTCGTTTAGGAACGGCAACTGATCTTTGTATTCCTTACCCCCATTGGTTCGCATTTCAATAGAGAGGAGAATGTCTCGCCATTTTGGAGGATACCCATCTCGTAGGGTAGGGATAAATTCATCGGGGTTACTGTTCATGCGTTCAAGTAATATCTGAACCCCTTTGTTCATTTCAACATCTGCCATCTGTATCCTCCTCGTTGTTAGCCCCTGTTAAATCTTCTAGCAATTGCCCTAACAATGTTAGGTTGCTTTCATTTATTACGACGGCAGTTCCACCCTGTTTACGAATGTCTGCCATTTCTTTTTCTTGTAGTGCAGTAGGCTTATTGTCGCCTGCCTTGCACTCGATAGCCACAAATTTTCCTGCAATGCAACAAATAATATCGGGCACACCGCTACGTCCATAGCCATGGGTAGCAGGGAAAAAGTAATAAGCGTCGTAAGCCTTAAGTAGCTTGACGCATTTGTCTTTAACTTTCTTTTCGGGAGTTAGTGCCATGCCACCATAATAACATGGTGTTGGACTTTGTCAAGGAGAAAAATGGGTGGAGATGTAGATTCTCTGCCACCCTCAGAGTTAACAAGGATTCAGCTAGTTAAACGTCAATTGGGGGAACTAACTGAAAGGCTCAGAACCGCTTGCATCTACAAGGCTACTAGGTTCTACCTATAATCAAACACCCCCCTAACAATGTTAGGTCTTGCTAAGATTACTAATAGCCCGATCTAAATACCATTTAGCTTTTTGTAAGTCTTCCAACTTATTGCCTTTCAAATCAGCACGACTTACATACTTAACTACATTACCTAGGTTATACCCTAGGTTCTTAGCCTCAATGAAATCAATCGTCTCAATGCCCCCTGCCTTGTAGTGTGGTGGGTGGTTGACCATGTCAGACTTAATGCTCTTGTTGCTCGTGTAAGTTGCTATTACTTGCATATCCTTAGTAGCTTTACTTGCGGCACGTTTAGGCGATAGGGCGGTCATCTGCACTTTAGCCATACCTTCACGCATTTGTTTTCGCACTTTGTAGGCGGTTTGATACACGCTAGCAATTGGAACTCCTGTTGCTTGAGATACCTCCTTAGCCTTAGCATTGGGGTTCTTTTTGATAAAGCGAATTACTTTACTGCTTTTGGTGAGTTTCTTTCTCATTTGTTTCTCCATGTTGTTGAACATAACTAGCTAATACTTCCCTAATCTTTGCACTCTTGTTAGGGTAAGCGTTGAAAAAATCTGCTACTTCTTGGCTGATACGCACAGGTAGGTAAACCATTGCAGGCTTCATTCCTTTGCCTCTGCCTCGTTTTATGGTTACTTCATTCATACTCTCCTCTCATTCTGTTGGTTTGTTAGCATCACGATTTAACTTAAACAAGTAGTCATTTCGGTATTCAGTAGGTGGAACATAGCCGTGCTTTCTCCATGTTGCCATTACGTCAGCACCCGTAGTCCACTTGAATCTTGAGTCTTTGTCTAGAGCCATAGAAGGTCTCCTTTCTTTAGGTAGTTCTTCAACTATAAATACATGTCGTTTTTTATTAAACATAATCTTCTCCTTAACTAACATTGTTAGGTAACACTAAGAAAGTAGATTCGTTGACACGCAAACCTACTCCACTAACTACTTGATTATCTTCAACTAACTTGAGTAGCCCTATCGCCCTACGCATAAAGTCAGGCAACTCATCACTCTGTTTTATTTGTAAAGGGTCTTTGCCCTTTTGCACAGAATAGTGTATACCATCTATGAACACAACAAAAGCGTTGCCTTTCGCCAACATGTCTTTCATGTGATCCACCGATCTCTCTTCCTCTAACTGATTAGGTAATTGCTCAAGCTGTATAGCAATACTAGATTTGTCTACTAGACTATCCATAAACTGTTGGTAATTATTAGTTACAAACTGTTTAATAGGTGTCTCCAATGAGTTCCATGTATGTCGCAAAGCCCACTCTTTCTCGTTAGCTATCTGCCCCACAACTTGTCCTACCCTTAGCGTAGCCTCTGCAATCTTTTCACTTACACTCTTTCTACTAAAGAATTTATCCACATGCTTGATTGCCTTGTTAAGGTGGATAGTCTTCATACCACAACCACGTTCACGCATACTTTCAATGCGATGATTGTCAATACGATACCGATAACCGTTACTAGCATAGTCTTTGTCGATTGTGCCTAGCACTTCTCGCTTATCCTTAATATCAAAGCGGTGAGCATGGTAAACCTTATCGACTGCCATAGCGGTAGAATTAGTCTCTACAAATGTCCATTGTGGATACTTGAGAGCCAACTGCTCAATTAGGTCTTTGAGGAACGGATCAATAGTAGATCGCCGTTTGATACCATCACCAAAGCGGTCATGCTCTTTTAATTCAATGTTTGCATACGTCATTTAATTACTCTCCTCTTCGCTATCAAAAGCATCTGTTACAAAATCATTTTCACGTATGGATTCACTTACGATGAACCCGCTTTTTTCTGCTATCTGCTCTAGTATTGGCAAACAAGACGCATACAACTCTTCACTAGCAAACTGTGCCACCACTTCTGCATATAACACTTTAGGAGTTTCAAAATACACAACAACTTTCATGTCGCCCCCTTACCAATCAAACTTACTAAGAATGTCATCAACCTTTGCCTTCACGCTACTACGCACATCAGGGCTTTCCTTGATCGCCTCGATGTCAACCCCTAACATTGTTAATTCAAGGGAACGGCGGGCATTCTCGAGTAGTGGGTCTTTCGTTACGTTCAAGTGAGATAGCAGTCCGCACAACTCCTGAGCATTAGTAATCAGGGTATCGTGATACCTCTTCTTGGTCTCGTCATCACCCTCTACATCAGTTAGCTTTTCTGAAATATGGGTAAGAGTTTTGTGTAGCTTCTCCCATGGTTCACGCATAGCATCTTTGAGCCTGTCGTTGAACGCTGACTCATACTGCTGACCTAGTTCTTCCATGTCTGCCTTGGGTATGTCAAGACGGAAGTCCCCACCCTCGGGCAACGGAGAGAATACCAAGCGGAATCCAAACTTACTCCGCAACTCCTCGATACTTGGATAGTCATAAGGGTTGAAGAGATCACCCATGTGATGTTTCGCCAAGTCAATCAAGTCTGCATAGTTTGCATAGAAGTCCTCGATCATGGTGTTCATGTTCTTCTGATACACATTCATGTTTGACTTGTAGTCTAAGAACAGGCTAGTAGGCAGTAGCCTCGCACCTTTGTCCGACCACGATAGCGTAGTCTGATTGTGGTAGAGCCTAGCCTTAGCAGCGTAGTCAGAGATCTTTTTACGCTTGTCCGTTCCTGCCATTAAGTTCTTACGCACTTGGGCTGAGTCTTTGCTTGCTGAGTTATTGCTAAGCACCGCCTCGGTTGCACCCTTGTCCAACTTGTTGGCAGTCCAAACACTTATGTTTAGTTCTACCAATACTGCACTAGATGAAATACTCATGTTTGCTTCTCCTTGTTAGTTTGATTCAGGTTTACCTGCTAGTCTTGCCATTGAATACATATTGCTACTCAATACTTTCATACTGCACAACTCCTTCTCTTGGGGGTAGATGTGAAAGGTGTTGCCACCCTTATCACTCGATCTCCAATTCTCTTTGTATACTTCTGCATCTTTCAGTAGGTCTAACAATGTTAGGGCTTTGTCAGCCTCCATCACAAACGCTTTGTCATACCCAAATTCAACAATTACTTTAGCCATAGGATTAGTCCTTAACATGTATCGTTTTACCCACAGGGGCATACTCCTTGTTGCCCCCAACAATAGTCCATAGAATCGGTGCATTCCACTCGTCTCCCCAATTACCAATGTAGCCGTCAGTAAGCATGATGATTGCCTCGGGCTTGATCGCTTTCTCTTTCATGTATTCCATTACGCAAGTAGGATCAGTGCCACCACCACCCTTGGGTTTGGTTGAATCAATGATTGAATCTACTTGACTAGAGGAATACTCCTCATGCCCCGCAACTTCGCCGTCCCAATAAATGAGATCGACCTTATCGGGGTGAACATCTTTCGCAATCGACTGCACCTCGGATAAGAACTCACCAAGTTCCTTATTACCTACTGAGCCACTCGTATCAATGCCAATCACCAGATGTCCAACTCTTTCACCTATTAGGCTAGGCATATACACATCACTAGAGAGATACCTACGATTGACCCGTCGCCACGAACTTGTGTCTTTTGCGTTACATGTAGCCTTAACGAACTCACGCAACACATCTCGCCAATCCACCTTCGGTTCAACTAGATCAGCTAGATCTCGACCCATGCGACCACCGCCTTTGCCTACAACTTTCTGCTCGGCAATAATCCCTTGACGAATAGCCTGATCGACCTCCTTCTCTAACTGTTTCTTCTCTTCTTCGCTTAGAGCCTTCGCACCTTCCCAATCATGCTCGTCGAATCCTTCGCCACCGCCACCACCACCGCCTTCTTCTTGCTCTTCCTTAAGAATGTCAAAGACTTGCTTAGCATTCATACCTCTGAAGCGTTCGTCGATTGCACCTAGTGGCTTACCATCAGGAGTCTTAGGCATGGCAAGTAGCAACTCGTCTTTATCCATGTCTCGCAACTGAAGATTGATTACATAATCACACGCAAGGTTTGCAAGTCTATGATCCTCGTCATGCAACTTTTTCCATGTAATCATGTGTCGATACGCTTTGTGCAATGTCTCATGCAACACCACGAATGCCAACTCTTTGTCGTCCAACTTCTTAATGAACTCACGACCATACTGCTCATCTCTGCCGTTAGTGCATGCACTTGGAATGTCTTCCACTACGCTAGTCTTACCAACAGTCATAAGACCAGACCACAATGCAAACTTGGGGTTACGCATGATGGAGATTTTCACCTTGCTCAATCTGCGTTCCTCTTTGTCCTTTACTACTACTTCGCTATTACCTAACATTGTTAGTTCTCCTTGTTGACCACACATCAAAAAAGTCTTCCGCTTTATACCCACGCTTGGCTAGCAACCGCCTTGCTTTACGCAAAGCGTTCTTCTGCATCTGTCGGATAGACTCTCGGGATACTCCACTACCCTTAACCCCCCGAGCCATTACAGCAAGTCCTCGTTCTTCTGCACCCAATCAGCAAACTTCGATGAACTGAAAGCAATCTGTTGTTTGGTTGGCGACTTGGCGATATTGATAGCAAAGCATGCTTGCCACTCGGCTTGGAATCTTTCAATGTATTCCATGAACTTAGGCATTGTTTGCTTATCCACCTTAGCGATTGCACCAAACACAATAATTGCACATGCACCTGCTGACTCGGGAACATGAGCCGTCTTTGGATTTGCAATCACAGATTCCCAAGTTGGAAGCTGATCCGAGAACTCTATGTATGCTTGCATATCACGAGAGGCTGACTCACCTACCGCACCACTCATTGCACATATCAAGCTATCGCTATCCAATTTAGACCGCACCCTAACAATGTTAGATACTCGTTCTAGACTACGAGGAGAGACGAACGCTGACTGCACTTTCTTTGGATTGAAAATGTATGGGTTGTCCGACTGACTCGAATCAAGATAAGAGGCTAGGGCATGGGGGAATTGACGAACCCACGCAATCACCTCAGGGGCAATATTGTTCTCAATAGCCCACGCAATCCATTGGTCTGCATCAGGCTTGCTCACATGCAAAGGGATAATACGATTCATACTATGAGCCTTAAGGCTATCGCCTACGCCGTCGCTTGAGAGATTACCTGTTAGGAAAGTAATGCTATCGGGGTGCAAAGTAATATCACCGAGCCTTGGGTTAGCCACCTCGAGCATTGGGTGCAACATGTTCTTAATGGGATCAGCACCTTTCGTATACTCATCTAACATTGTTATGACAGGTTTACCCAGATGGATTTTGAATCTACTGTTAGGGTAGTAGGCAGTAGTCTTTGTCTCCCGATCAATCACAGGCATAGCGATGTCGCCCAAGTCCATGTTAGGCACATCAATGTAAGACACCTCATGGTTAGGCAGACTTGCTGATAACGACTTAAGCAGAGACGATTTGCCGATCCCTGGCTCGCCACGCAAAAAGTAGCGATTCATCGGGGTGGAAAGAATAATGTTTGACGCTTGGGCTAGCGTTACTGTTTTACCAAAATTTAATTCAGCCATACTAAGTTTCTCCTTGTTAATTGAATTACATCTACTACAATAGACCTAACATTGTTAGGGTGCTCCACAACCTCTCACTACTATTAAACTCATTTTTATTATTTAATATATACTATATTATAACACAATTTATTGACTAAATCAAGTTTTCTAGCCAAAAAATTACCCCTATTCCGATAGACCTAACAATGTTAGGACTAGCTCATCAGGCTCACTTATTGTGCAACCTCTTCCAACCGCCTCTAAAGTATTTTCCGTAGGAATCTTTACGCACGACACCCTCGGGTAGCACCTTTTCTTTTAGCGTCTCAGAACGATGAAAGCCAATAATCAAGTCATCAAAAGCTTTCAATGCTTTCTTCTCATGTAGCACATAGCCCTCGGTTTCACTACCATTACTCCACTTGGTCATGCCAAACGAATAAGCCATTTGCAAGATCGCCTTGTAGAACGAGTCGTTCTTTGTCTCTTCCTTGGTATCTGTAATTAACTTAAAGAACAGTTTGACGGAGTCCTCCCACCCATTGCGTTCTTCATGGCTAAGATCAGCAGGCATCATCGGTCTTGGATACTTACCCTCGGTCTTGCCAAACACCCGATACATCTCGGTTTGCGGATAGTCGCTGCCAGCTTTAAGCCTACACATACTACTCAAGTAGGAGTAAAAGGGGTGATACCGCACCCTAACATTGTTAGCCCCTTTCCGATCAAGAGCATGTCCTATCACAGGGGCAGGATTCACAGGCTCGTATACCCAATTGTGATTGCGTCTAATGGTCAAGCCTTCGACAGGCACGATATAGTCCTTACCACCAAAACCAACTAAGGTGTTGTGGTTAAAGATCGAACTATGGATTCCTAGCACCTCACCAATAAAGTTGCATGTGGATACGCTATTCCACCCATCATGCTTAATAACTACATCTCCGTTCTCCCAAAAGGTTACGACAGGAGTCTTGTAGAGAATGCACTCCACCGCACCTTCAGGCTTGAAGTTAATTAAGTAGTGGTCGTTGCGTCTATGACCTAGTGGTCTTGTATCTACCGCCCTACCACGAATGGGCTTGGTATCCTCCCACAACTTCAACGCAGTAGCGTAGTCGTTGATATGGGGTATGCCCGAGTTTCTTTGGTGTCCATACATTTGTTTATTCCTCCGTTGTATCTACTTTGTTAGACCTAACATTGTTAGGTTTCCCGTGTCGCCCTGCATTACGCTTGGGTTGTGTCAGCAACGCTACCACCACAGGATTTCTCTTGCGGATTGGCTTGTGTTTGCTTACCTTGCTCTTCTTCATAATCATCTGTTTGCCTCTTTCCTAAAAAGTCATTCCCATCAAAACTTATTCCACTATATGTGTGAAAGAACTCATAGCATGGGTCGTCCCCAAACTCCATCTCCTCGACGTCATCTCGTTCTTCTCCCACTCGCACAAAATACCCACTTATACCCTCGATGTTTTGCATGCTCTCCCATAACTTGTCCCACGCTTTCACGTCTTCGTAATCGGGATACCACTTCCAACCATCGCCATACAAAACAAAGTAGCCGTCCTCCCACCCAAAGCTATCGGCATCTGCGGTGTTTTCCACTTGCCATAACTGATAGAACTGAGACAACTTGATAAAGCCAACCATCTCTTTGAACTTAGCCTTATCGTAGTAACTGTATGATTTGCCTTGCTCGTCGTGCCTTTCCTCCCTGTCTACACTAAAGCACCCTGCCACCTGAGACCTATACCCCATCTTTCATCTCCCCTAACAATGTTAGGACTTTGGCTCGCATTGCCTCTTGCCCACGATTGAATCCCTCGATGAAGAACTTACTGCCCTCCTCTGCCTCGGTCTCGTCAATGTCGCACTCGTTCAAAAAGTCCACCAATGCGTCGTCTGCATCTAAAAAAATGTCATCAATCTTTGGGTCTTTGACCTCGTCTTCCAATACTTCAATTAGTTTTCTCGCTTGTTTTTCGGTATCGCACCTTTTAATCAAGTCGTCGCCATTTACATGGGAGAACAAAACCTCCCACTTACCACCTCGTTCTACTGCAACATACATAGCCATCTCATTCTCCTTCTTCGTTGCGTTCATCTTCAACAGTAGACAAAAAGCCATCTACATATTGGGCGGTAAGGTTTGATACATTGGCAATCTTCTCGAAAGTGCCATCTTCCCACACCACTTCAATAACCCACGATACGATTTGTTTCTTGGTAGTCATTTACTTCTCCTTGTAATCTCGTTCTCAATACTGCGAATCAGGTATAGGTCTTTAACACCCACACCCCCTAGTTTTATTTCGGCAATCAACTGCCGTAACTTCTTGATACTCATAGCCTTTAGGTTCACCTCACTCCCCCTGTAATGCGGTTAATTTAGCCTTCGCTATTGCTAGCGTAGTCATTGCCTCCATTGCTCTTAATGCTTGAGTCTCGTTTTCATAAGCATCATGGTTATCTTCCAAGGCTTTACTCAACTCATCTATCTGCTTAAGCAAATCACTAATCCGTTGCCCTTTGTAATGCGTCACCATCAGCAAACTCCTTTATCCATTCGACCCTAACATTGTTAGGTGCTATCCAAATTGCCGTCCTTTTTGAGTCGGGCACTCCAATGGGGTAATTCAGCAACATATCCCCCTGTGCATCTACCCGAACTAACCTGAAAAACTCAGGCTTATCAGGCTTGCGATACAACTTAACCACCACCATGCCCACCCCCTATTCTGTGTGCGAACCCTGCAAGAAAGCCCTCGACATAGCCTTGTTTTAGAGCATGGTAGTTTGGCTTGTCCTCGACCCGCCCTGTGCTTGGGTTGTATTCCTGTGCATAGGCATGCCCTTTGGTTATCGCAATATCCGTAAGTGTGTGTTGTGCCTCTAGTTCTTCCCTAGTCGGCTCGTCATCACTAATCTCATCAAAAAATCCATCACTCACTTGACTAGCCCTCCCTTGTTATTGATACCCAATAAATCCGAACGATCAAAGATCGCCACATAGTTAGACTTGTGCATCGGG